AGAGCTGGTCTGTAAAGAAAGCTAAAGTGGTAGACCGAGCAGCAGTTTCTGAAGTAAAAGACGATGATGGAAAAGTTGTAAGAAAAGCTGAAGCTGAACAGTCACACGATGAATTACAGCTAGTTCAAAAGAGATGGGATGCTAATAGTGGTAAAGCAATGGATGATTCAGTTAGGTCTTACAGTCTAAGCGAAGTTGCTAGTGAAATACAACGCTGTAAAGATAGAGCATCTGAGGCACAGGCAGAACAAGCTGATTGGGAAGAACTAGAAAAAGATTTAAAAGCACTTTAAACAACCTGGTCACTTAAAGCAAATAAGGAAACACAATGGCTGAAAAAGAAAAAGAACAAAAGCCAGCGGTATTAACGCTAGATGAGCAAGAGTACGTGATCGATGATATGTCTGATGACGAGAAAATGCTACTAAACCACATTAACGATATGCAGAACAAGATTAACACTAATCAGTTTATGCGTGATCAGTTAGAAGTTGGTAAAGAGGCATTTATCAATAAGCTTCGCGACTCTCTCAATGCTGAACCTGAAGAAGAAGAGGCCGAAGCAGAAGCGTAATGCTAGTTAGGAAGTGTGCAGAGGGTGGTAAGGTATATATCTTTAAACCCAGGACAAAAGAAAATGTTTCATACAAGTTTAGTGAGTCTGAAACAGTTTCATTTGACGCACAGAATAAGGCTTATGTCGTTGTAAGTGATGGGGCAGTGATCAAAAGAACTGATTCTTGGATTACTGCCCAATCCTCGTTTTTTAAAGAAGCAAAAGACGAAATAGAAAAAATGGAAGTTGGCAAGCATAAACTGGTAGATGGTGTAGCAACAACAATATGAAAAACCCATTAGCAACATTTTATTCCTGGCAAGTTAGTTCAGGAGCATTAGATGGCTGGACGAGCTATCACATTGCAGTAGGTGCATTTATCTGTAAGATAGCACAATGGCTGGGCGCATCAGATTTTTGGTGTGTGATGAGCGTATTTATTATTGGGGTGCTGTGGGAAATATTTGAATGGATCGTAGAGAATTGGCGACCATATGGTACAAAGCAAAAGTGGGCCATTAATACTGCGTCTGATCTATTCGTAGAAACTGCAATGGCTTGGTGGATGGTATTATGAAAAAGAATGAAGTATTTGCGTTGGGCAGTTATATAAGTTTTTTATTATTTATTTTAATTATTGTTACATCATTTTGTGGTTGTGATGGTGGATGGTCCATTGGTGGTTTAGATATACCTGAGAAGTCGTGAGTGAGACAAGTAAACCTAAAACGGCAAGAAGTTATAGAGCTACGGTTGTGGGAGATAATACTGTTGTCAGTATTAATCTTAAATGGGCTGGGCAAGTTCTTGTACTTGTCGCTGGACTTGTCTATTCGTACTTACAAGTTGAAAACAGAATTAGAGAACTTGAACGCAGAGTGGAACTTGCTGATACCGAAATTGAAGAACTTGTCAGCAAGCATATAGCAGAAGAAGAAGTAAAGATAGCACAAATGCAGGAGCAATTAGAATGGTACGAAAAAGAATTATCTCTCGAATTAAATCCATTAAACTGGGGTAAGAAGAAAAGAAAGAAAAAATGACATCTGAAGTTATAACATTAATACAAGAGTTAGGATTCCCAGTTGCTATTAGCGTTGGACTCGCTTTTGCGTTATACAGCGTAGTAAGATTTATTTTAAAAGAAAAAGTAGAAGATACTTTAAAAAGATTTGATGAAAAGCACGAAAACTTACAGCATAGAATGGATATTATTATGGATGAGCTTGGTAAGTTAAAAAAGTGGAACGCAGAAATTAAATCTGATTTAAAAGTTTATATTGATTTAACAATGAGGAAAAAATAATGCCAATGCCTTTTAGATGTATAGAATGTAATAAACCTATCCAGCAGGCATTGCGTGGAGTTTGTGATGAATGTAAAATAAAAGAGGAAGAAGAATGAGCGAACTTGCGGAAATATGGGTGCAGCTTGGATCAGCAGGATTTCTTGCTGTTGGGTTTGGTTACTTGCTATTAAACCTTATAAATAGTCAAAAAGAACAAACAGATGATTTAGAATCAATACGCTCTGATTTAAGTAAAATGAGTGCAGAATTAAGTAATACGCAAAGTATAAGTATTAAATTGATTGATTCTATTAATGCATTTAAAGAACATATGAACGACAAAATTGACCGAAAATTTGACAGACAAGATGAAAATTTGGAAGATTTAAGTAAAAGTATTGCTTATTTACAAGGTAAGAACAACGGTGGTACAAAGTGAAGCTTAACACCAATATATCAGTAGAAAACGTCATTACAGTGATAGTGTTAGTCGCATCAATGACGCTTGCATTTGGATTTATGAAAGCAGATGTCAATAGCATTAAAAAAGAATTAAAAGTAAAAATAGATCATCGCGATTACAAAGCAGATAGAAATTTGCTTGTTTATAAAATGGACGTAATGATGCAGGATATTAAAGAAATAAAACAAATACTAAACGAAAGGCAATAACATGGATTGGTTAAATTGGGAAAATGCAGCATACTTAATTGCAATTATACTTGGTGGTATGGTAACAATGGTTGGTACAAAATGGAGAATGATTCTTAGAGAAATGAAAGAAGTTGCAGAAACATATCATGCAGCAAAAAAAGACGGTAAGGTTACGAAAGAAGAAGAACAGAAAATTGCTAAAGAATGCATGGACGTACTATCTCAAGCAATTAAAATGGTTTGGAAGTTCTAATTGCTTAACAAAGAACAACTTAGAGATATAGTCCACGATACGCTGGATAAGATTGGCTTGTCCAGCGACAAGGCCGATGCGCTGGTATTTAACACTGGTATGGTAGAGTCAAAGTATGTGTACCTTAAACAAATAAAAGGCCCAGCAAGAGGCTTGTATCAATGCGAACCTTGGGTTGCTGTAGATGTTTGCAAGAATTATCTCAAATATCGTGAAGAATTAATGAAGCGTGTCGCATCAGCTTGTTACCTGGATTGGAAATATTTTACGCATCCGAATGAACAAGATTGGGGCGACATCTTAACATACAACATTGCAGCACAGATTGCAATGTGCCGGTTGCACTATCGTCGCGTACCAAAACCTTTACCTGGGTCATTATTGGAACAAGCAAAATATTGGAAACAGTATTACAACACTGCAAAAGGCAAAGGCACTGTAGACCATTTTTGCAAATTAGTAGAACAGTATGGATAATGAAGTAAGAAAAATTGAAAACATGATTGAAGTAATGTGTCAGTTAAAACAACTAGAGGAACAACTACGCCGTGACTATCAAGGTCAGGGTGAATTATTAACGCTGATTCTTGCGTTAATTGCTTCTGCGGAAGTACCTAATATCACATTGCTTCCCAACATTGAGGATATGGCAAGAGCATGAGTAGTATATATTCAGCATTCTGTAATAACACTACAGACCTACAAAGTGTCGTAAGTGACATTGATAAATATGATCGTAAGCGAGTACTAGCGCCAAACTTTACGACTACAGATACCACAAACTTGTATCAATTAAATAATACAGGTCATGTCGCACAATTGTATCGCGATGGCATAGAAATGACTGCTGTGACCGATAGTCCTAATGCAGATAATGAATATAATTATTCTAGTAGTACAGACTCATTCCAATTCTTTTTAGCATCTAGCTCTGTTTCTGCGCTTAATAGTGCAGTGTTTGAATCAGGACAGGATTGGGATTCATTAAAAACCACTGTTTGTAAAGAACAAGCAGATTTAATGCGTTCTTATTTAGACAGACCAATTTATAAACGTGCCAATACCACATACCAAGGCGCAAGCGAGCGAAATTATGATTTTATTGTTGTTCGCATTAATGCTATCCTCGCCTGCGCCGACCTGGTAAGAAGTCACGATCCGGAAAAAGCTGAAGAGATAGAATCGATGGCCACTAATCCTGATGGAACTGGTTTATTGGATAAGTTGAAGCGCCGTGAATACGTCATGTCAAATGAAACTTCTTTTGCGTCAGAAAAAGGCGTGATACAGGAGATTTCTTTGAACGGCAGCACAACTGGTTATATCGAGGATATTATGCTTCATGGCCCACCTAATGTGGATTATGATGAGGTTCGGGTTGTGATTTCTACCGGGGGTACGTTTGCACTAGGCACATCTAGTCCAGTGAAATATGATGTGTATGTAAAGAATAGCAATGGTATCCGTATGCAGAAAGTAGTCGATGCAGAGCAGGTCAATGGTGATTATCAATCACTAGCTTATGGCGCAAGGATACGTTTCCAGGCTGGTGTGTATGTTGCAGATGATGAATGGTCCATCATTTTTCAGAGTGATGAATTGCCAGTTGGAACAATTAAATCAGGACAGATATACAGATAATGCCATACAAAAAATCTAAAAAAACTAAGAAAAAGAGTAAAAAGCGTAAGATGAAAAAAAATGTGTCATCTAAACGCCGTTAATATAGATGGCAATCACTTTTACGAATGTCATCTATGATCAGGTTATTGAGTCGCTCAATACAATCCTGGCAGATGAATTTACGATGCCAGTGTATTATGATGAGCATTCAGGTAACCAAAGTTTTTTGATAACGCCGGTTTCCGATGAACTTGAAGAGCTACTGACAACAGCTCAAGTTAGGAATTATACTGTTAATATTAGTTACCAGGTTGATATTGCTGGTAATTATACTAAGCTCAGTATAAAACAAGTCTCTAATATTGCAGAGCGCGTAAAAAGGCTCATTTACAATAATAGAAACTATACTGTATCAGGTTCGAGGAAATTTAACAATGCAACGGTAGACGATATTGAGTACATACGTGACGAAGATAATCAAGACCTTGTATCGGCAAGTATGAACGTAACCGTATCAGTAATGGAAGTGATAGGATGAAATATAAAGCAAAAGAAAGTTATAAAAAGCTGGATAACAGCAAGAATTTTAATGCGTTTTCAAGTTCCGCAAAGCATCAGCGGTTAATGGCAGGCGATGTTGTAAAGATTACAGATGTGCCAAAAGAATTAAAAGCACACCTGGAGAGCGCTGAACCAAAATCAAAAAAGGAAAGTAAATAATGGCCGAGACTAATTTTCAACCCAAAAGTAATATACAAGTCGGAATCGGCAATGGTTCTGCTAATTTAGGAACTGGACATGCAAATAGTGATACTTGGAATTTTCTTCAAGTCACAGACTTTACATTTGATCAGTCTTCAGCTCCAATAGAAGTTGCTCCAAGTAAAAATAGCGTTCTTGGTCAACTAGAAAGCCAAGGACATCACAGACGTGACAACATTATGTATGAAGCAAGTCTAACCATGAGAGGCACTCCAACAGCAGTGTTAAAATCATGTCTTGCGCTATTTGGTGATGGAGCAAGTGAATGTTCGTTAACACCAGCATCCAATACAAATAATGCCAGTGGTGGTAAAATGATACATGGCGCTGCAAATGTCAATGCAGTAACATTATTATTTGAAAATGCTGGTTCAAACTTAGCTGATTCACTTGTGGATGTTTCAATGGTGGGATGCTTTGCTACATCAATGACAATGCGTCAAGATGTTGGCGCGAATGGTGGAGAGATGGTTGTAGAAACAAGTTTTGTTACTGGTTATCAGCCAGTTGAAAGTGCTTACGCTGCTCCAAGCAGTAAAACACTAGACACTGGCGCACCAAAGAATATATTCGATCTTGCAACTAGTACATTGGATGCTGAAGCATTGGTGTTAAATAGTTGGGAAATTACAATTTCAAGACCTCTTGCAAGAATTGGCTTTCAAGACGCTACAAATTATCAACCATTTGGTTATGCGCAAACTGGACCATATGAAGTTACAGGTCAGTTAGTGGCCAAGCGTGACGATAGTGTGCATGATTTTGCTGCACATTCTTCAGGTGATTCTACTGGCATTGTATTAGCCTTGGCTAATTCAAGTGGTTTTACAATTGATTGTCAAGATGTAATGATTGACAATACAAAGCCTGATATGGGTGGTGATTATTTATTACAAACAATTCCATTTAGAGCTTTTGCTGCAAGTGAAACAGCAGAAATAATTGGTATAACCATATCTTAAACCTGGGTTAATACAAACAATGAGGCTGTATGACCATAACAACAAAGCATGGCGATTTTGAGTGCCGTGAGTTAACATTTAAAGATAGGCGCAAACTGCATCGCTTAGAAGTAATGACCCTAGATGCAGATGGTTCAATTAATCTTGAAAAATATTATGATGTATTGGAGTTTATTATGCGATTTGCATTTGCCGATCCTGAAGCTGCATTAGGTCATTTAAATGATACAGAGATTGATACAGTATTAAGCGAAATCTATACCAGGTACAAGAACCCACCTAAAAAAAAGCATTAAAAGTGCGTGTGGCGTTGTGGATGAACTATCACAGTGTTCAGTCGCGTAACTTAGTTTTTCCATATCGCGCAAAATCGCCGACTCTTAAAAAAGAAGTTCTGTATGATGAACAAGAATTATGGAACGAAATTGATCGCGTACTTGATGAAAATAAAGACGGCAAATTTACCGCAGGACAACAGTTATATTATAATATGCTTCATTGTGCTGATTCTACGTTTTTTTACGATATAGACATCATTATGCTCCTAGAAGAGTATATGCTGCATAAAAGGTTTGGTATTCCATTGTATCAATCATTAGATAGCGCCGAATATGAACGTATGTCGCTTTTTAGCGCTATTGATGAAGAGTATTTAGCAATTCAAAAATTGGAACAAGATGGCTCAAGAAAAATTCATAATTGAAATACGAACTAAGGGTTTTCAAAGATCAAAAAAATCATTAGATCAAGTTACTAAATCTACTCGTGCATTTTCGCGTGAGGCAAATAAAGGAAGTGGTGTTGCGGCAACATTCAGACGGCAAATGTCCGGTCTACGTAATAACTTGCTTTTGGTCAGCTTTGCATTTGGTACAGTTGCTATGGCGTTTAAGAAGTTTGTTGACGCTTCATCCGGGTTTCAAAATGTAAAAACTCGCTTAGTAGGTCTTATGGGTTCTACTGAACGCGCAGAAAGAGCATTTAAGAATTTTAATGAAGTCGCTGCTACTACGCCATTTAGTTTGCAAGATGTCGTAGAAGCTGGTGCGCAGTTAAAAGCATTTGGTGCTGATGCAGAGGGCATGATCAAACCAGTAACCGACTTAGCTGCATTTATGGGTACAACGGCTACTGAAGCTGCTAATTCTTTAGGTAGGGCCTTTGCTGGTGGTGCTGGTGCTGCTGATATTCTTCGCGAGCGTGGTATACTTAATTTAGTTAAATCATTTAAAGGCATTGATGATCTATCTAAAGTTACATTACCTGAATTTCGTAAAGCATTAGAAGAAACATTAATTAACCCAGCTGCTGGAATTGCAGGTAGCACAGATAGAATGGCACAAACATTTACTGGTGCATTCAGTAATATGGGTGATTCTGTTACAAGACTTGCTGCGGAAGTTGGTGATCTTTTCTTACCCACATTAACAGATATGACCAGGGCCATTGGAGCATCTTCTGATGCATTAAGAGAATTTATTCAATTTGCAAAAAATGGTAGACCTGACTGGGATGTTTTTGGTGAGTCTGTTGACAGTTTTAAAGTAAAAGTAGAAACTTTGACTGTTGATCAGTTAAATGAGGAATTAACTACATTAAAAACAGCATTAGATAATGCAAAAGAACCACTACAAGAAGATGCTAAAGCTGTTGGTGATATGAAAATGCAAATTACTGGCATTGTTCAGCCTGTAAATAAATTAAATGATGGCGTAATAACTATTACAGAGCTTACAGATGAATTTAGTGGAAAATTAGAACATCAAGGCGTGACCCTCATGGAAACTGCTAATATATTTGATGGTCTAGCCAACGTAGAGCAAAATTTTACACAGACACAAGTAGCTACCACTTTAAGCACTGAGCAATTAGAAGCAAAAATTAAAGTATTAAATGACGAGTTAGAACGTAGAGCAGCAATAAATCCTGACTTAGAACAAGCGCAATCAGTCTTTAAAGAGTTATTAGAAGACACAGATATGGCGCAAAGAAATCAAATTCAATCTACGATGCAATTAATAGAAGCCAATCGTGACCAATTAGGTACAACGGCAGAAGTCAATGCTGTTTTAACAATGTTACAGGAGCAATATGATAAGCTTGATCCTGCGATAGCAGCAGCAAAACAAAAACAAAAAGACTTTGCTAAAGAGCAAAAAGAATTAAATGATCAGGCAAGAACTGCTGCTGCTGTAATAACTGGTGTAGCTGGTGCAATGAATTTAATGCGTGATTCTTCTGCCTCTGCTGAAGACAAAATGAAAGGTCTTCTTACTACTGTTGGCGCATTACTAATGCAATTAGGTGGGCCTGGTGGTATGGTTGGTGGAGCAGGGTTGCAAGCATTTG